ATGGTTACCTCTCCGCTTCAATACTGTTGACGGTGAGGATTACGGTCGTGGCAGAGTCGAAGAGTTTCTAGGTGATCTCAAATCCCTAGAGGCACTGTCTCAAGCACTGGTAGAAGGCTCAGCCGCCGCCGCAAAGGTGGTCTTTGTTGTGTCTCCCTCCAGTACAACCAAGCCAAAGACCATTGCCGACGCTGGTAATGGTGCCATAGTTCAGGGTAGACCTGATGACATTGGTGTCATTCAAGTTGGTAAGACTGCAGATTTTAGAACTGCAGCTGAGATGGCAAACCAGTTAGGCCAACGAATCAATGATGGATTCTTGGTGCTACAGATCAGGCAAAGTGAAAGGACTACCGCTGAGGAGGTACGCCTAACACAGCTTGAACTTGAACAAGGGTTAGGTGGGATGTTCTCACTGCTAACCGTAGAGTTCTTGGTTCCTTATCTCAACAGGATTATGTTGGTGCTACAACGTAGCAAGCAACTTCCCACCCTACCAAAATCATTGGTAAGACCAACGATCGTTGCTGGTGTAAACGCACTGGGACGTGGGCAAGATAATCAATCGCTCACTCAGTTCATCACTACCATCGCTCAGACGATGGGACCTGAAACGATCATGCGATTCATCAACCCAGATGAGTATTTGAAACGACTAGCAGCAGCTCAAGGTATTGATGTGCTTAACCTCATCAAGTCTAAAGAAGAGCTGGAGGAAGATATGGGTCAGCAGCAAGAGCAGCAGACACAGATGGAACTCCTTAAGCAAGCTGGTCAGTTCGCTAACTCTCCGATGATGGATCCAGAAAAGAACCCTGAAGGAATAGAGAGTCTGCAAGATGCGGGAGATGAATTATCAGAAGCCGACCAAGACGCCGCGCAAGGCGGTGGCGAAGAAGGCTGAACCTAAAACTGAAGAACAACGTCAAGAAGACAAACAAGTTGGCGTGATGAAATTGCAAGAGAAGTGTGCACCACTGATCGGTCGTAGTGCTAACTATGTCGAACGTGTTGGACTTGGTACCTTGCGTGTCATCACAGCTGATGGCTTGGAGGATAATAAATAATGACTACCATGACCTACGATCCCACTCCAGCGGATCAACCTGAGTTCTCAGCTGATGAACTCGATTCACTGCAAGTAGGTGAGAACCTGCAGCAAGCTGAAGAACAGCTGTTAGCTGGTAAGTATGAAAATGCCCAACAACTAGAGAAGGCATACCTTGAACTACAACAAAAGCTCGGCCGCAATGAAGGTGACAGCGATGCCGAAGTCGATGATGCTGAAGATAACTCCGAAGCGGAAGAGACGGAAGAAGAAGAACTGTCACCAGTGCAGCAAGTAATCCAAGAGGCTTGGGCTGAGTACGATGAAAATGGTGAGCTGAATCCTGAAACTATGGAGCAGTTCAAATCCATGAACTCAACTGAATTAGTTGAGGCGTACATGGCTATGCAAGATGCAGCAGATAACAGTCCAGAGATTGGTGGTGAGGTTCGTGACCTTAGTAATGAGGAAGTGAATCAGATCGTCAACTTTGCAGGTGGTGAAGAGCAGTACTCTGCTATCACTGAATGGGCTGGAGAGAATATGGCTGAGGCTTATGTCGATGCCTTCGATGCTGTTGTGGATAGTGGTGATCCTGCTGCTATCCAACTTGCACTTGCTGGACTTATGGCTACTTACTACGAACAGAATGGATATGAAGGTCGGATGTACACCGGCAAGGGTGCAGTTGATCAAGGCGCTCCTGTGTTCCGTTCACAGGCAGAAGTCGTGGCAGCTATGAATGACCCACGGTATGACAGCGATCCTGCATATCGAAACGATGTGTTTGAAGCACTCGATCGATCGAACATTGATTTTTAATTATTAAATGGCAGCTACTATCACACTACCAAAGCAGTCCCTTTGGGATCGCTATGTTGAGTGGGTTAGCAGCACTGAGAACCGGCTCTATGTAGGACACTTCGGTGTCCTCATGGTGCCTTGTCTACTGGCAGCTACCACTTGTTTTATCGTTGCATTTATTGCAGCGCCTCCCGTTGATATTGACGGTATCCGTGAGCCAGTGTCTGGTTCTCTACTCTATGGAAACAACATCATCTCTGGAGCAGTCGTCCCAAGCTCCAATGCAATCGGACTACATTTCTATCCCATCTGGGAAGCAGCCAGTCTCGACGAATGGCTATACAACGGTGGACCCTACCAGCTTGTTGTCTTCCACTTCCTTATCGGTGTCTTCGCTTACATGGGACGGGAATGGGAACTTAGTTATCGACTCGGAATGAGGCCCTGGATTTGTGTTGCATACTCAGCTCCAGTCGCCGCCGCCTCTGCGGTCTTCCTTGTATATCCTTTTGGGCAAGGTAGTTTTTCTGATGGTATGCCTCTCGGCATATCTGGAACGTTCAACTACATGTTGGTATTCCAAGCTGAACACAATATTCTCATGCATCCTTTCCATATGTTGGGAGTTGCTGGTGTATTTGGTGGCAGTTTGTTTAGTGCTATGCACGGATCTCTGGTCACAAGCTCGTTGGTTCGTGAAACTACTGAAGCTGAATCTCATAACAAAGGTTATAAGTTCGGCCAAGAAGAAGAGACGTACAACATCGTAGCCGCACATGGTTACTTCGGACGTTTGATCTTTCAATATGCGTCTTTTAATAATTCACGTAGCCTTCACTTTTTCCTGGCTGCTTGGCCTGTGGTTGGCATCTGGTTCACTGCGCTTGGTGTCAGCACCATGGCATTTAACCTGAATGGATTTAACTTTAACCAATCTATCCTTGATAGTAGCAATCGTGTCATTCCTACTTGGGCTGACATCTTGAACCGTCAAGGGTTGGGAATGGAAGTAATGCATGAACGTAATGCTCACAACTTCCCACTTGATCTGGCGACACATGAAGCGCCAGCTATCGCTTAATTATACAAATTCTTTAATTACATGTTTAACAAAATCGCTCTTTCCACCCTCGCGGTGTCTTGTTTTGCTGCTCCCGCTATCGCCGGTCCTTATGTGAACGTCGAAGCTAAGCAGAAATGGTCTGGTGAAGATTACAAATCTGCCACTCTGGAGACGCACGTGGGCTATGAAAACAAGCTCGGTGACTCTGCCTCTTGGTATATCCAAGCTGGCCCACAAATCAACTTCCCTGACAACGCTGAGCAAGTCGGCGCTGCCTCTGGCAAAACTGGTTTGAAGTTCAAAGTCACTAAGCGCCTGAGTGCATACGGTGAAATCTCTGCTGCTACCAAAGAAGGTATGGAGCTGGAAGGTCTCGGCGTTGGTACTAAGGCTGGTCTTAAGTACAAATTCTAAACTTTTAATCCCATGGGAATGGCATACAACCCAAAACTTATTAGTGGGCTGGAGATTCTTTATTGTGTACCCGTCAACGGTGAATCCAACGCAGCTGTACAAGCTGGTGTGTTGAGTGGTGCTACTGCAATTAGTTCTTCTACCACTCCTGCCAATGGTGTTAGCGCACTTTCTAAACCATTCATTCCTGTGAATGGTCCTGTCGCCTCTGATGGTGACGGTGCTACTGCTAGTGAAACCTTGGCTGGACAGCGTGCTCAGTGCCTGCGGCTGGTCGATCGTGACCATGACTCCGATGGCACCAATGAGAGTGTTGGTCTTACTGTGTACGCAAATACATGATTGAAGCCGGCATAACCTTGGGCGTAGCTATCGTCTCTGGTGTCGGCATTCTTTTTACTCGTGTCAATTCCCGTGTGTCTGATCTAGACAAACGTATTGATACTGTAGAACTCCGTATCGCAGAGAAATACGTACCCAAGGTAGAGCTATCACAAGCTCTATCTCGTGTAGAACAACACATGGTACGCATTGAGAATAAGCTCGATGCAATTATTGGCAAGAACCTTCATTGCTGATTCGTCCGTTCATCTTGCAGCTACGCTGCTTGACGCATGACGCCTAACTATGGAACGGGAGTTAGGTCATTGGAGAAATCCCATGAAGGTGAAACTCGTCTATCGTGGTGTGCCTTATACGCGCACTCGCTAAATCTGGTGATTAATGGGAGGTTCGATTCCTCCCTTAGCCATTTGGCATTGGCCCGCTGAGGCGGACACCCTTTGCCGAACCGGTTTGGTAAAGACCATAATTTTTTACCGAAAAAATCTAGCGCTAGGATCAGTTAAATACTTAGAACTATCCTTTAGAAATGGCTAACGCTACTACTACTCCTTTTGGTTCGCTTAACTCGAACCCATCTGCTCTCGAACTGTCTACTTCTTATAACGACGGGAGTACTACAGGTAAGTACGCAACTTATCTGAAACTATTTAGTGGTGAAGTTTTCAAAGCATATGAGTCCTCTTGCATTGCTAAGGGCACTGTGCAGAACCGCACTCTTACCAACGGTAAGTCTATGCAGTTCATCTTCACCGGCCGTATGACGGCTGACTACCACACTCCTGGCACTCCTATCCTGGGTGATGGTAATCCTCCTCTGGCTGAGAAGACCATTGTGATGGATGACCTGTTGGTCTCCAGCGCTTTTGTCTACTCGCTCGATGAAACTCTTGCTCACTACGATCTGCGTGGTGAGATCTCCAAGAAGATTGGTTATGCACTCGCTGAGGCATACGACAAGAAGATCTTCCGTACCATCGCTAAGGCTGCTCGCGAAGCTCACCCTGTGACTGCTTCTCCTGGTCCTGAGCCCGGTGGTTCGATCATCCGCTTGGGTGCTAACAACGAGTACAACGCTCAGTCCCTGGTTGACGCCTTCTTCGAAGCTGCTGCAATCCTGGATGAAAAGAATGTGCCTCGCGAAGGTCGCTTCGCTGTGCTGTCTCCGCGTCAGTACTACGCACTTGTTTCCCAGGTTGATAGCAACATCCTCAACCGTGACTTCGGTGCCACCTCTGGCAGCCTGAACTCTGGTGAAGGTCTGTATGAGATCGCTGGTATCTCCATCAAGCGCTCTAACAACTTGCCCTTCATGCTCGACGGTACCAGCTCTGGTTCTGTTGCACAGGTGAGTGGTGAGAACAATGATTACTCTGGTGACTTCCGCACCCACGCTGGTCTGATTTACCAGAAGGATGCTGCTGGTGTGTTGACCGCTATCGGTCCTCAGGTCCAGACCACCGGAAATGACGTTCGTGCAATGTATCAAGGTGATTTGATCATCGGCCGCTTGGCTATGGGTGCTGGCACTCTGAATCCTGCTGCTGCAATCGAACTGCAAGCCGCAGCTTGATCGGAGGTAGATAGATGCCTCAATTTACTAATCCTGGTATTGGGCTGACTAACTCTCTGACCCAAGATCCTCTGCGCCCAATTGAATTTGGTCGTGGTGGTAAGAGTGCTGCAGAGGCCTACATCAATGAATCATTGGCTGTTGGTGATGCTCTGGTTATTCGTGAGCACGGTGCTGATTACACCGCTGCTACTGATGTAGCTACTACGAACGTCACTGAAGCAAACAACACCTACCTTGGAGACCTGTCTCCTGGTGTTGCTTTGTCGGTTGACACTACTGTCGTTGATGGTCGTGTCACTGCCGCAGTTGTTCGCGACCTGCCTACGACTGATTACCGCCGTGGTGATCTGGTAAGTGTTGATGGAAACACTGCTGGATCTGCCGATTGTATTCTTATGATTCCTTAGAACTATGCCTTCTGCAAAACGATTTTCTCCGGCAGGCACTCAGTTCAGCAAAGATACTGCCTACTCCGCTACTACCGTGTATTCACTGACTGGTGATGGTAGTGATGGTGATGGCTCTATGCGCTTCGCCTACAACGGCGGAATGGAAGGCTCTACGCCTCCCAACGCATACTGCCGTGGTGTCGCTGAAGCTGATGCAACGCCTCCGGCTAGCTCTGAAGCAGCGGCTGTGGACACTGTTGTCCAAGCTGATGTTTCTTCTGACCTGAATCTTCCTGCTTCTACTGCAACTACTGTTGTTTGTCCTACTCGGACTGTTAGCGGTGAGGGTGCTGGTCTTGTTGTTCGGTTCGCTACTACGACCGGCACAACTCCTCAGAACAACGCCACTGCTGGCAACTACACCATCATTCACCGTGGCAATGGCTACGCTGATAACGATGTTGTTGAAATTGTCGGCTTCCCTGGCAGCCGTCTGAACATTAACGGCATCCAGTGATGCATACCTGGGAGGGCTTCGGCTCTCCCTTTTTTTTAATCCTTATTGATAATCAATAGCATGAGTACATTTACACTCGATAGTGACCTGTCCGCAGTCAATTCAATACTTGCTGCTATTGGTCAAGCTCCTACCACGGCTGCTGCGCTCGATGATGCGTACACCAACCCAGAGCTGGCTCTCATCTACAACCTCCTGAAAGAGACGACAGTAGATGTGAACAGTGAGGAGTGGCACTACAACACTGAGAAACACAAAGACTTACAACCTACAGATGTAGGTACTGAGAAACACTTCACCATCCCTGCCAGCGTCTTACGGATGGATGTAAGTAATGGACAAACTACTCGGACTACCGATGTAGTGATGAAGCAAGGCAAGCTCTACAACAACGAGAAACATACCTACGATGTGAAGCAGTGGGATGTAAGTAGTTCTGATAACTACAAGATGTATTTTGACATTGTATACAACTATGCTTTCACTGAAGTACCAGCTATCTTCCAGCGTTATATTACTCTCCGTGCCAGTCAGCGTGCTGCTACACAGCTGGTGTCTAATGCTGAACTCACAAAATTACTAGCCGAACAAGTAGGACTAGCACGAGCAGCTTGTATTGAGTTTGACACTAATCAATCTGACGCCAACATGTTTGGTTTTAGCGATCAGAACTACACCGCATATCAACCATTTAGGACTCTTATTCGATGAGCAGCGTATCTCAGACTATCCCTAACTACATATTTGGTATTAACGAACAGCCAGATTATCTGAAGCGTCCTGGTCAGGTTAGGGACAGTCTGAACATGACGCCTGACGTGACTAAAGGATTGATCAAACGTCCTGGTTCACGCTTCATTTGCAATGTAGAAGATGACACAGATGGTAAGTGGTTTAACTATTACCGTACAGATGCAGAGCAATATATTGGTCACATTCAAGCGAATGGTTTTGTCCGTGTTTGGAATGCTGATGGTACCGCATGTACAGTGACACAATTAACAGGTGTAACTGATACCTCAACAGCTGCTAACTACTTAACCCATACAGATGCAGCAGACCTACAAACTCTGACAGTTAATGACTATACGTTTGTCTGCAACAGAAATACAACAGTTGCCTATAACAATACAGTAAGCGCAACACCTCCTAATGAAGGATTGATTGAACTTAAGGTGATTGCATATGGTAGAAACTATACAGTTGACTTTAAAAACAGCAGCGGAACAGCTCTGTTCTCTGCTACTATTAATACTACTGCAGACTCTACACAAGTAATTAATTCAGATACTATCCTGAATGACTTGGTAAGTGATATCAATGGACAGACCAACTTTACTGCTACTCGGATTGGTAACACAATCCATGTAGTCAATTCAGCTGCCACATTCACCATGGAAACAAGTGATGTGACTTTGCTGAGTGTCTTTACGGAACAAGTTAATAATGTAGAGCGACTTCCTTACCAGTGTCACCATGGTTATGTTGTCAAGATTGTCAACAGCAATACTGAAGAGGATGATTACTACGCAGTCTTTCAAGGCAAAGATGATGTAGATGGATCAGGTGTCTGGCAAGAAACTGTTGGATGGAACAGAAATGTAAATGCCAACACAGGTGCATTTGTAAACTACACAGGCATTAATACAACACTTGATCCAGATACTATGCCGCATGTATTGATATGTACGGCGCTTAACACATTCACTGTAGCTGCTGCTGATGGCACAACACCAAATGCCAACACTGCAATGAGCTACTCAACGAGGGAGGTTGGTGATCTTGGTACTAATCCTGACCCAAGTTTTGTTGGTAGTCAGATCAATCAGATGCTCTTATTCAGGAACAGGATTGTGTTCCTCAGTGGTGAGAACGTGGTGATGACCACATCAGGTGGTCTGCGTCCTGTCAATTTCTTTTCTACATCTGCACTTACCTCTCTAGCTACTGATCCGATTGATGTATCAGCAGCATCTAAAGAACCTGCACTCCTGTGGGATGGATTAGAAATTAATAATGGTCTGCTGTTGTTCGCAGAGAATCAGCAATACCTGATGACAACTGACTCAGACCTGTTGACTCAAGAGACAACTAAGCTGAATGCTATTAGCTATTACCCATACAGCAAGAGCTGTTCTCCATTCTCTCTAGGAACTACAGTTGCATTCATTGATAACAGCGGTAGCAATGCACGTATGTTTGAAATGTCAAACATTAATCGCAATGAAGAACCTACTGTTATTGAGCAATCGAAACCAGTATCTAGATTAACGCCAGGCACTATCAATGAGATCGCTGACTCAAGAGAATCAAGCATAGTACTACTATCATCATCAAACTCTGATGAATTGTTTGGCTATAAATATTTCCAAGATGGTCCAGAGAGACAACTATCTTCTTGGTTCAAATGGCAGTTGACAGGTACTGTCATCTATCATTGCATCATGAGAGATAAGTACTACACAGTTGTACGTTATCAAAACCAGAATCGACTACTGGTTATGGATCTGCAAGATACAAGTGATACAGCATTTGTGAGCTTCGATGGAGACAAATATCAGGTACATCTAGACAACCGGGTTACTGTTGCCAATGGAGACATAACCTATGACAGCGCTACTGATACCAGCACTTTCACTATGCCTCAGAATGCAAGTGAAAATGTGTTGGACACTGCGCACAAGGATGTACATGCTTACGTAACTACTGCTGGTGACAACCTTGGCAGATTTGCACAAGTAAGTTTTAACGGTAACACTGGTAGTCTCACTGGTGACTGGGCTTCAGAGGATATACAACTAGGGTATTTGTTTGAAAGTAGTGTCACTGTTCCTCAATTCTATCTGAGCAGACCTGAAGGGAATAGTGTCAGGTCTAATACTCGCAATAACCTGACTCTACACAGACTGTTCTTAGAGACAGGTGCTATCGGAGTAACTGACTACACCCTTGAACGTAAGGGTAAGGACAATTATGTAGGCACCATTGAAGGTGTCAGGTTTGATGAGTATGACGCTAACGATCCTCTGTTGAGTGAGAGCTTACGTACCTACATCCCAGTCTACGAACGAAACACAAACGTAGTCCTGAAACTACACAGCGAACATCCCTCTCCATTCAGTTTGTTCTCAATCTCTTGGGAAGGTGATGCTAGTAATCGATACTATCAAAGTGCCTAATTACATTCACCCACTCACAAAGGAGGCTGCGATCTACGTGGCCTCCCACCTTCGTGATGACGATTACCGAGAGATCACAGAAGGCTATGGCTGGCATCCATTGCAAGCTGCTATGTATCCACTAGAGGATGATGCAGTTTGGTTTGAAGTGCCTAACGGTAAGACTGCCGGTATGGCAGGTGTAGCACCAGACGGACAAGTCTGGATGCTCTGCACTCCAGCAATTCACGAGTACCCACTGACATTTGCTCGTGAGTCAAAACGGTTTATTGACAGACGGAAAGAGCCAAGGCTTTGGAACATTGTCGATAAACGGAATACAGCCCATATCAAGATCCTTAAGTTCCTAGGTTTTGAACTAGGTAAAGAGATTGTGTATGGACCAAACAAGATAACTTTTATCGAATTTAGCCGTAATGGTATTACCAATTCCAGCAGCGTTCGGTCTGGCTAGTTTTGCCAGCAACGCTCTAGGTGCCTTTGGGCAACAGCAACAAGAAGACGAAGAATATCGATATTCAGAGAAGAAGCGGAAGATGCAAGATCGCTTTGCTCTCAATGATTATCACAGACGAGTAAGGCAATCACAAAGCAACTGGAATCAAGCTATTGCTGTTAGGCAAGCTGAGATCAAGCAGTACCAGGGACAGATCCAAGAGAACAACCGTTCAGCCAACAGTGCGATGTATCGCAACAACCGGCAGATGGCTGAGATTCAGGATCGTCAGAAGTCAAAAGCACTAGATCAATACCTAAGTGTTCTTGAGATGAATGCTGAGTCTGCAGCTGGTGGTCAGACAGGCCGACGTGCTGGTCAAGGAAGGCGAGCCAATATGGCTGCTCTTGGTAGGCAAATGTCATACCAAGGTCAAGCACTTGTACGACATCAGGAAGAGACAGAACTAGCAAACCAAGAAGTACAGAACCAACGACGTGTTGCTGACATGAATGCTTTCTACCCAGTGAGTGTTCCGATGCAGCGTCCTATGGCACCTGCACCACCGCAAAGGTCTATCGCTGGTGTCCGTCCTAATCGGATGGGTATGTACTCAAGTTTGATTCAAGGTGGTCTTGGTGCGGCTCAACTGACAGGCTCACTGAACCCTGGTGGATTTCTAGGATTTACATAATGTATGATAAAACTTCTACCCATAATATTGTTACTTTCAACTACACCATATGACATGGCAAAAAAGTACAGACCAAGTAATGACTCTCAAGTAATTGCTAAAGGTGGTTCATTCAATCCACAAAAGATTGGATCAGCTGCCGGTGCGCTACGTGGTGAGTTTGACCGACAGAATGCTAATCAAAACTTAATTGATGAGCAAGAGAAGATCAATGAAGGAAGGCAACTGTCAAACCTTGAACAACGCAAGCTCAATGCTCAAGCGTTCGGTAAGGATATGGTTGACCTTGCAGCGCTCAGTGGCACCCTTACTGAAGCCCTTGTAGGTGTACAGAAAACACGTAATGAGGAAGCCAAACAACGTGGAGTCATGAAGGCTTACACGGATGGCACTAACCCTCAATCACAAGCTGAGTTTGATGAGCGCTATGAAGCACTAGAGAAGCTCGATGAGCAAGGCAGAGCTGCTGCTGCAGATGCCTATACAAAGGGTGTACCTGCTGATCGTGTTCGTCAGATCCGTAAGCTGTCTGGCTGGGAAGCTGTTGGCTACGCAGAGGGTCAAGCCCGTATGGGTGGTTACCAATACGGTGACTACTTCCGTGAAGCTAAGCGCACCGTGAAGGTGATGATCAATGGTGAAGAGAAAACCTACGATCAAGCCGAGACACTGCCTGAACGGCAAGAGATTGAAGACGCTATCCGTAAGAGCTACATCGCTCGCTACTCAGATATGAAGCCTGAGATGCTGCAGAAGGCTGGTTTCTTTGACTCACTACGGAAGTATGAGGCAGCAGAAGCTGTTGAATGGCAGAAGAATCAAGATATCAGGTTTAAGAATGAGAAAGATGATGAAGCTCGTAGCTACATTCTTGACGCTGTAAGAAGTGAAGATGGTGGTGCTAGGGTACATAAAGCACTAGAAAAGTTTGAAGCTGACTATGGTGGTCCTGCAGGTGCTAGGAAGTTTATCTCAGACCACCTGAAAGACTTAGCCAGTAATGGTCTTCTAAGTGTTGCAGAAGCGCAGAGGATTCAAGACTTCCGTTTCATTAACAGATCTGGAAAGGAGACAACATTAGGTGAACAATTTCCTGAGTTTGCCAACCTAGACGATGTTGCTTTGAAAAAAAGCTATGACATCTCTCAAAACGATCAGCGTCAATTAGAAATTAACAAGAACGAGTTCGAAGCCAAGCTGAAAGCTGAAGAGCGTGACATGCTCAATGAAGAGCCTCCTCGTCGCTTCACAGAAGATGATAAAAAGAAAATGATTGCCGATTGGCAACGGGACTTTGGTGGTGAGATACCAGATTACTTAAACACTCTTCTTACTAGGGAGACTGAAGACGACAAGCTCAAGCAAGAACAGCTAGATCAGTTGCTTGCATCTAGAGGCTATTTGACTGAAGGTGATTTCGTTGGCTCATCCACTAAGGTATATTTAGCCAACAAGGACAAGATTGCTGACACAAAAGCAATGGCGAGTGTGCCAAGTGACTTGATCAAATATGCAGAAGACTCTATTGAGGCACAACTGAGGAAGACTCTTATCAGTGCTGGTATGAGTTCTAGTCTAGATGATCCTGATGCTGTTGAACTGAAGCAGCGTGGTGTGGAACTACACCGCTCTCTACTATCTAAAAATCTTGCAGAAGGAATGCCTGTTGGCAAGGCAAACCAAGAAGCAATCAATACTATCAAGGCGATGCTTGAGCCATCAGAAGCTGGTGGTGGTCTTACCTCAACTGAACTCTATAAGCCAAAGTACGGCTATCAAGACGCAACAGAGGAGAACCAACGTACTCAACGCAACGCATTGACTTGGGTTGGAAACAACAAAGAGAAGATATTAACTGAACAGATCCCTGGTACTGAGAAAGAACTAGGCGAGCTGGTAAAGCTGGCAGAAACCGGTAGAGGATCAATCCCACGTCTGTACAACTTGATTGCCCATAGCACTAATGGTCAGTATTCCGGCTGGGATATTGCAGAGATGCAGCTAAAGGCAACAGGCAAAGGAACGCTTATGCGTCCTGATGTTGAACAGGAAGTGCAAAAACTCAACCCAAACCTGCAGCGTCTTCTTAACTTTAAACCTACTAATGCTTCTACTTATGCTGCTATGTCAGGTGGATACAGCGTTGCTGGTCCTGCTACTGCTAGCGGCTTGAAAGGTAACTGGAAGACCTTCCTAGATATGGTCGCCAGTGTTGAGTCGGAATCCCACGGTGGATATGACGCCTACAACCTTGGTGGTTCCAATGGTGGTCATACTCCTCATGGCTCTGGCAACTCAACTGATGGTCGCTTTGGAAAACCACTTACTCAACTAACTGTTCAAGAAGTGATGGACCTGGGAGCTGCACCAACTGGCAGGCATATCCATGCTGCTGGTAGGTATCAGTTCATTCCTTCTACTCTTATTGAAACAGTCAGAGAAGCAGGTATTGATCCAAAGACCACACTGTTTGATGAAGCAACACAAGATAAGTTAGCTATAGCTCGTGCACGCTGGCGTATCCGCAATGATCGCGGAATGGCTGGATTGCGCAGAGAGTGGATTGGCTTGACCCATGTAAGAGATGCAGTGCTGAGGCCTGCCATGCAAGGGATTGTCAATACTGACTCTCCATACAATCAACCTGATGTTCTTTCACCAAGTGTCAGGAAAAAGGTCTACAAGTACTAACAGGTAAATGAATGATTTCACAATCGATACCGATCAGATAGATGCTGATCAGCTGCTTGAGGGCGCTGATGCTATTGATGAACGGCTTGGAGAACGCGAGGATGAGCGAGAACTAGAAGCTCAACAGCAGGCTGAAGCTGAGGCTCAGGCAAAGCTCCAAGAAGGAAAACCACAACTAGCTGCTAATGACCCACGACGTGACGGTGTTGGATTTAACATCCCTGACATTGCTGCTGAATTTGGTGCAGCTACTGGTGGCGGATTAATAGACACTGGATCTTCCATTCTCACTGCTAAAGAACGTGTCCAAGACATGTTCAACGGTGAGATGGCAAGGGAAGGTGAGGATTACGAACCTGAATGGAACCCTCTTAAGGGTAAGAACTCTCCTGTCACCACTACTTGGTGGGGCGGTCTGATTCGTGGAGGTGTGCACTTTGCCTCTATGACTGCTGCTCTGGCGGCAGCTATCAAAGGTGCTGCTCTTATCCCTGTTGTTGGGGCTCCAGCTGCTGCTGCAGCCGGTGGTCTCTCTGCACTAGGGAAAGCAGGTAAGTACGGATGGCTAGCCAAAGGTGCCATCACAGGTGGCGCAGTCGATCTGGTGTCTGAGTACTCCCAGGAAGACAACGCCATGGGAGAGCTGAAAAAGCACTTCCCTTGGATGGAAGGAAACCCACTGGCTACTAACCCAGAAGACTCACCATTCATGAAAACCCTCAAGAATGTAGTTGAGGGTATGGGTATCGGGATCGTCTTTGACGGTGCACTGATGGCAGTCCGCAAAGGAATGCGGATGCGCAAAGGGATCCAAGAGCCTGACACAGATGGTCTGGATCGGGCTATTGCACGGAATGACGACATTGAAGCTCAGAAGGTAGAGATGGGAGTTGAGCAGCTACAGCTGCCTGGCTTTGGTGCCTACAAAAACGAGCCCATTGCTGACCTACATCAGGGTGCTCCTATGTCGCGTGCTCCTGGTCAGCTGGACAACATCAACGAGCGCAGACAACTGTCCATTCAATGGGGCGCTGACATGGAAGGCTCCATGAGCAGCATGAATACTCCTGCTCAGCTAGCCCGTAGTTCTGACTTCACCAAGCTCCCTACTGATGAGATCGACAAGATCTTCAAAGAGTCACTAGGTGACGACAGGGCTGCTGCACTGATGGCAGACCTACAGAGCCGAGTGAAGAACCCATATGAGGTCCTTGCTGAGAGCTACCAAGGCTTCCGAGAATTAGTGGATGGAAGGAACGTCACTGACGCCACCACCCTTGAGGACTACTTCGATCCTGTGCTGAATGGTCTGAACGCTGAGGATCTACCGATTAAAGACTTCGGACAAAAGATCGTGATCATGGACTTGGTGAATGCTGCCAATGCCAAGAACTTGCGTGACATGGCTATCGGTGCACGGGAGATCGTTGACGTTGCTGACGTGTTCGCTCCTGATGGACCGATGAAGGTCATCGCTGACCGTCTGGCATACGGCATTACTCAAGTCAAAACTGCTCGATATCTCTGGGGCGAAGCTGGTAGGCAGATGCGTACGCCTGAAGGTGCAGCCAAAGGTGCTGAAGCTTTCAAGGCACGTCAAGCCAAGATCAAAGGTCAGAAGGACCGGATGCTTGAGATGAAGCGTGATGCCTATGAGGCAGTGACTGCAATGATGCAAGTCGCACAACGCTCTAAGAATGAAGACCTGACGAAAGCTCTACTTGAAGCTTTCTCTATGTCGAACAAGGTTACAAACCTAGAGGATCTCTACAAATACTTTGAATCCAAACTGAAGGGAGGTGAGTTCGGTAAAACCAGCTCTTCGCAGCTCATTCGTGAACTGCAAGGCGTGATGGTACATAGCGTTCTAAGCGGCCCTAAGACGCCTGTAAGAGCAATTATGGGCACAACTACCGCAACCATGCTTAGGCCCTTTGCACAGGCCATTGGAGGCGCTGTAGCGATGGATGGAGCGATGATGCGTGAGGGCTTGGCTTCGCTTAATGCGATGCGTGAAGTTCTACCTGAAGCATTCCAACTATTCCGCTCACGTCTTAACAGCTACTGGACTGGTGAGTTGTCTACGGTAAAGACTAAGAACTTCGAGTTCAGCAAGCGAGATCAAGAGTGGGATGCAATCGGTGAAATGATCCGCATCCGTAAGGAGATGGGTAAGGAAGTCAGTCCTGGTACTGAAGCTGCATATCACATTGCTAATGCTGCACGTGCTGCTAACAACTCCAACCTTCTCACTTATTCCACCAAGATCATGGCTGCTACTGATGATGCCTTTGGTTTCATCATGGCTAGGGCTCGTGCACGGCAGCTTGCTATGCGTGAAGCTCTGGAGAACCAGAAGATTGGTAACCTCTCAGATGTTAATCCTGAGCTACTGAAAGAAGCAGAAGATAAGTTCTACAAGCAATTCCTGGATAGCGAAGGGAATGTTGACTTCAACACTGATGCTGCTCTTAAGTTTGCACGTGAAGAAGGTACGTTGACTCGTGACTTGTCTGGCTTCTCTAAAGGCCTAGACAACCTGATGGGTCAAACACCGTGGGCTAAGCCCTTCATGCTGTTCGCCCGTACTGGTGTGAACGGTCTGGAGCTGACCATGAAGCACATGCCGTTGTTCAACCGTCTTGTTAAAGACGAACGACGGATCCTCAATGCAACTCTCGATCAAGCTGATGCTGGTGAATTGTTTGATATCGGCATCATGAACGCTAAGGACTTAATGCAGTCCAAGGCAATTATGAAAGGTCGTGGTGCTATTGGCGCTGGTCTTATCACCATGGCTTCTATGCACTTCATGAGTGGCAACCTGACTGGTAATGGTCCACAGGATCGGCAACAGCGTCAGATGAAGCTGGATGCTGGTTGGCGTCCACGCTCTATCAAGATCGGAAACGTATGGGTTAGCTATGACTCCTTTGAACCGTTTAACTCGATCCTTAGCTTTGTTGCTGATATTGGTGATCACTATGAGTTGATGGGTCCAGAGTGGACTGAGAAGAACCTATTCAAAACCTCGCTGGTTCTTGCACAAGGTGTGGCTAACAAGTCCTACATGGCTGGTCTACAGCAGTTTGTTGATCTGCTTTCTGCACAGCCTGGTCAAGCAGAGAAGATTGTTGCAAGCCTGGTAAACAATCAGGTTCCACTGTCCAGTCTTCGCAATGAGCTGGGCAAGCTGTTCAATCCTTATATGAAGGAACTGAACTCTGGTTTCCTAGACAACATCCGTAACCGTAACCAACTGAGCGAAGCACTGAGTGGCGATCCTCTGCCTGTCAAATACGACTTGCTGACTGGTGATCCAATCAAGGACCATGACTTCCCAACTCGGATGTTCAACATGTTCAGTCCAGTACAGATGAACCTGGATTACTCTCCTGGTCGCGCCATGCTATTTAACAGTGGCTATGACCTGCGGATCGCTGGTTACTCATCACCTACTGGTGTGAGCCTGAAAGATTCACCTGCTGTTCGGTCGATGTATCAACAGGCAATCGGCAAGCAAGGTCTACAAAAGAAACTGGACAAGTTGGCAGAAAGCCAAAAGGTCAAAGACTCTCTAGCCCAAATGGAAGCTGACAAGAATGCTGGTCGGTTCGGTAAAGATCCCATGGACTACCACCACAACCGTGTGATTCGTCAACTTATGAACGATGCACAACGACGTGCCTGGGCTTCTATTGCCCAAGATCCTGAGGTTGCTCAGTTGATCGAAAAGAAACGCCTGCTTGATTCAGCTAAAGCAAACACACGTCGTGGCAACTACGACGCCGCAAACACTGTCTATGACCAAGCACAAGAAGTCCTTAACATGCCTATTCGTTAATCATGCCACAGAATTTAGGAGCTAATCACCCTCTACAAACTCCGTCTACTACTACTACATTGTCCAGTTCAGCTGGACCTGTAAATATTTCATTTTCGTTTATCAACGATGCGGATGTTCTTGTATTTCTTGGCGGGACTCTGCGGACAAACGGAACTGGATCTGATAACTATACAATTAACACAGCCAAGACACAGGTTACTTTTAACAACACCGTAAGTGGTGAAGTAATCATTACTCGTAAGAGTGACCTTTTAAATAAAGTCCGTACGTTTACGGCTGGTTCTTCTGTACGTGCTGCTGACCTGAACACCCAGTTTGATCAGGTTATGCAGCTGATTCAAGACAACTATGAGTTGCTGCGTAGCGTAGTGCTGAATGATGCCAATGACGAAATTACTGTTGGCCGCGACAGCATCATTGCTAACGACAAAGTACGGACTGAATCAATCCAAGATAATGCTGTAACTCTGTCGAAGATTGCAGCAGGCAATGCCAACCAAGTCCTTATCACTAGCAGCGGTGAGCCTACATGGTCTAACGATGTAGATGTTCAAGGCACGCTAGATGTAACTGGTACTACTACTCTTGATGGTGCACTCAATGTTGCAGGTAATGCTGATCTTAACGGTACCCTTGACGTTGACGGCAATACTGAGCTTGACGATGTAAATGTTTCTGGAACTTTAGATGTTGCAGGCAATTCAACCTTTGATGGTGATGTTGATCTGGGTAACTCTGCTGCTGATACTATTACCATTACTGGTGAAGTAGATAGCAACATTGTTCCTAGCACTGATGGTTCTCGTGACCTTGGTTCAAGCACTAAGCGCTGGAATGAAGTCCATGCTGACAACATTCAGGCAACAACGCTGAGTGATGGTGCTCGTATTACAGCTTCCGAGCAAGTAGCTCATACTCCGAACGACACTACCTACTACACAACTTCTGCTGCTGACCAACGGTTCTGGCGCCAAGATGCTGCAGGTAATGAGATTATTCAAACCTCTGCAACCTGGACTGCTGACGACTCTCGCGTCGCTACCACTGGTGCTATTGATGCGCGTATTGTCAACCTTGTAACTGAGGTTGGTGGTTTCGTTCCTATTGCTAATGAAACCAGCTTCCCAGCTACTAACCCAGACATCAACGATGGTGCAGGCACGATTGTCAGCATTGGTGCACTTGCAAGTGACCTGACCTTTAATGGTAGTGGTCAAGCAACTATCACCAATGGTGCAGGTACCGGCAATAACGTAACCATTACTGGTGGTCCTGCTAGTACAACCATTGCATCTAACAGTGGTGCATTGGTAGAAACTTCAGCTGTTCTCCATACCTATACATGGCACCGTACAACTCCTGATGGAGTTAATGTCAATACGGTTGCAAACAGCATTGCAAACGTCAATACTGTTGCGGGTAGTATCGCCAATGTCAACACAGTTGTTGGCGACATTGCCAACATCAATACGGTTGCAGGCGATATTGCGAACGTAAACACAGTTGCTGGCATTAGTGCCAACGTAACTACTGTTGCGGGTATCTCCGCAGATGTAACCACGGTTGCGGGTATCTCAGCAGATGTAACTACTGTTGCTGGTGTTAGTACTGAAGTGGGTCGTCTTGGTACAGCAGATGCTGTAGCCGATATGAATACGTTGGCAACAACAGCTATCGTCAGCGATATGGATACGTTGGCAGATATTTCAGCCAACATCACTACAGTTGCAGGTATTTCTGCAAATGTGACTACTGTTGCTAATAACGATGCAAACATCACGACAGTCGCTAATGACCTAAATGAAGCCACTAGCGAGATTGATACAGTTGCTACTAACATCACCAACGTAAATAATGTTGGCAATAACATTGCTAACGTCAACACTGTTGCCGGTAATATGGCAGGTGTTAACGACTTTGCTGCTCGCTATCGTGCACCGCAAACGACAAGTAATGAATACGACACTGATAATGATACTGGTGACCTTTATTTCAACACCTCATCTAATGAGCTGAGAGTTTGGAACGGTTCTTCTTGGCAAGCAGGTGTTACATCTGCAACTGGTTTTGCCAGTCTTAGTGGTGATACTTTTACTGGTCCTATTCTACTCGATAACAACGACGATGTAGGCACTCCTGATCTTTCTTTTGATGGAGATGCTAATACTGGTATTTATTCAGACGCTGCAGACCACATCAGCTTTTCTGCTGGTGGCACTAAGGTATTTGAAATTGGTGCCAATGGTGTTGAGGTCGGTGCTTGGAATGGCACGACTATTGCAGAAGGCGCTGGTGGTACTGGTGAAACAACCTATACAGATGGTCAGCTCCTGATTGGTAATAGCAGTGGTAATGGTCTTACTAAAGCCACTCTTACTGGAACTGCACCTGTAACGATTACTAATGGCAATGGTTCTATTGCTATTGATGTAAGCAATGCTTCGACATCTGCTGACGGCCTTATGTCGTCTGGAGATAAGACAAAGTTAGATGGTATTGCTACAGGTGCTGAGGTTAACGTAGCAACCAATCTTAGTGTCTCTACTACTGCAACTACTAATGTAATTGCAAGTTCTACTGGTACTAACACGACTATTGGAGAAGCTACTAGCTCAGCAGCTGGTCTGATGAGCACTACCCATCACGACAAACTTGACGGTATTGCAACTGGTGCTGAAGTAAACGTAGCAACTAACCTTGGCCAAACAACCGGTGCAAGCTCACTAACTATTACCTCTAGTACTGGTAACAACGTAACTGTTGCTGAAGCTACTAGCACTATTGCTGGCTTAATGTCAACTACACATCATGACAAGCTTGATGGGATTGAAACCGGTGCTGATGTAACTGACGCTACTAATGTTAACGCTGCTGGCGCTGTGATGAACAGTGACACTAGCACTGCATCTATGAGCTTTGTTGTTGATGAAGATGCTATGGGTAGCAACAGTGCTACTAAAGTTCCAACTCAACAATCAGTCAAAGCATATGTAGACAATCAAGTTGCAGCTGCGGGTGCATCAGGTGGTGGCTCTGATCAAATTTTCTATGAAAACGACCAAGCTGTCACCTCTAACTACACCATTGACTCTAATAAAAACGCCGTGACAGCAGGTAATATTACTATCAATAGCGGTGTGTCAGTAACTCTCGCAAACACTGGTTCTGGCGGCAATGGTGCTCGCTGGGTCATTGTATAACTTATTTTATTATGGCAATTGAATTTAACGCAGGCACAGGCGCTAACACAGGTACCATTACAGGACTTGCTGTTGGTGGCCTGCCTTCAGGAATCATTGATGCTGACACTGTTGCTGACAGCAGCATTGCAGCTGCAAAAACAGCATTCGGTGGTGGTACAAAACTTAAACACATTCATTGTATTACTAATAACACTAGAGCTTCCATAGCAACTGGTCAAGCAAATACTGGTTCTACTTGGCATACAATGTGGGACCTCACTTATGACAAGCAATTTGCTAATACAGAATTGGTTTGTTATTTTATGATTAATGGATTTGGCTCTACCGTGTCTGGTGCTCATAGTCCAGCCGTTTATTTCGAGTCAGATAGCAACACATCATTAAACCAACGAATTACTAATTGTATTAATTTTGCATATACTGGGCATAGTTATATGATTTGTAGCGCTGGAACAGCTCACTGTACGACTATTTTGCCTGCTGGAAATGTCTCTATTATTTTGCAGCACAGTAATCCTGGTAGTGGTACAGCACGTCCTATCCAATATATTAATCCAAGTGGTAGTGACGACAATCGTTTAACAGGCGGCACAGAATCAAGTGTTGTAATTATGGAGGTTGAACCATAATGGCACTTGTATTGAATGGAAACGGAACAATTACAGGTTTGGCTGTAGGTGGTGTTCCAGATGGAAGTATTACCTCTGCCAATATTGCAGCCAATACTCTAACTGATGGTAAATTTGCAGTTAGTCCTAACCGAAATAACATTGTAAAAGTACAACATTTTACTGATAACACCAGAACCAGTCTAAGTCTTAATTCAGGTAATGTAACTTTGTGGTCTTTTACTTACAGTAAAGTGACAGCCTCAAATGACATTATTATAATGTTCAACTTACCTTTTGCGAGTTCGGGTGGTTCGGGTGCTATTCGGACTTACGGCAGATGTACACAAGGCAGTAACACAGATAATCATTATGGAACTTGGGTCTATGCATATGCTAGCAATTGTTGTCCTACCACTGGTATAGCTCATTTTACTGGAAGTTTTGGAACAGGAAACCATACAATTAGTATTGGTTGGGACAACGGCGGATATTCTTCTGGCAGACCAGCGGTAACATATTGCCCACAACAATCATCAGGTGATGACGGTCGTATTGGTAATACCGTGGCAACTTGTACAGTTATTGAATACACACCTGCATAATTATGGCTATTACTATTAATCAAGCCGACAATACTATTTCAGGTATTTCAGTCGGTGGTTTACCGGATGGCTGCATTGACAGTGATTGTTTTGCAGATGGAACCATCCAAGAAAGCGATTGTGTAAGTGGGACTGTTTCAGGCTCTATTTGTAACGCAGAAGTTATTTACAACACTACAAGAACTGTATTTAGTTTTAGCGGCGGCACGATGTCGCCTGCTGCTTATTTAGATGTTACTTACACTAAACTACGTGCAGACACAGATCTAGCTATTTTTTGTACATTAATTACCCATGGTGGTGGTGGTTCTGGTGCCAATGGCATGGAATTAACTTTAACCAAAGGCAGCTCCTCGCATACTACTCCTAGTGCTTCTGGAGCAATTACCATTGGCAATGGTTATCACACTTCAATTAATACTAGCACGTGTGGTTGGGTTGTTGATTCGTCTAATTGTAATGAAGCCGGTGATTGGCAAATTACTGAACAAGTGCATCCTTTTAGTGATGTAGCTAACAACAACCCATTTACTATTTTAAATCCAACTAGCAGTGACGACTCTCGATTACATCAAACCAATAGCAGTATGCTGATCTTTGAATACTTACCAACATGAATTATTTTCTTCAATCTCTTACCAATCTAACCGCTTCATCTAAAACTGGTTGGGTTGTACGTGGTGAGGATGCCTATGCCAATATTGATTGGTTAGGTAATTCACCTCTTTGCACCGAAGCAGCCCTAAATGCTGAAATTGAACGACTAAAAACTGCAGAACCTAATCTTGAAAAGATAGCTCCACTTTTGCAAGATTTTGAAGCTGAAGCCCGTCCTATTTGGGCCAAATGGCAACTCGGTTTGGCTACCGAATCTGACTACACTGCAAAAGTAGCAGAAGTAAAAGCCCGTTACATCTCTGAGTAATCACTATGATCACCCTTATCCGTCCAATCCTGTTCAGCTTTCTGAACTCTGACAAAGTTAAACTTCTTATCGTTGACATGCTGACCAAACTGGTGGAGTCCACTGATAATGAAGTCGATGACAAAGCCGTTGAGTTTATCCGCAACGGTTTGTTCCCTGCTTCTAAACTTTAATGCCTGGATTGGGAGAACCACCGGTTTTCCCTTCCTTAGTCCTTCCAGACGCACCCAGCTTTCCTACACCAATACTGAGTCTTCCTTCTGCTGAGATACCGAACTACAAACCTATTGTGGTTCCTCCAGCAGATCTAAGACCACCTCCTGGCATTAAGGGAAAGCCACTAGAAGGGAAACAACCAAATAAAAAACCTAATACCTCACAACCTAATACACCCAAAGCACCAGAGGTTGGCTACGTAACTGTACCTTTTATCAATAAAGAAGTACCAGTTCCTAGTCAAGCAATACTGGTCACTGCCGTAAGTACAGCAACTGTGTCTGTTGCGGCCACCCTTACAGCTACTGCAGTTTTTAAACACATTGTTTCGCTAGCAAAACCCATCATTAAAACTGCATGGACAAAGATAACAAAAAAGAAGGATTCATCAAATTCCTCGTCCTCGTCTGGTCAGCCGGACTCTTAACCGCATCGTATGCGGGATGGATGGAGAAGATGGATCCAACATATGTTGCTTCTATTCTTAGCGGCACATTGGCAACGTTCTCTATCACCCGTGAAAAGAAAGAATGAAACATCTACTAGCACTTCTAGTTTTTACGCCAGCAGTAGCTCTTGGTCAGACTGTTACGCCTAACTTCACTCAAGGCAGTATGCAGGCCACTACAACTACTACAACCACCATCGACCGAGTTATTGAAACTGAGGTGATGGGCGGAGCTTATTCCTCATGGTCTGGCACAAACGTAACACCAAGTGGAGATATCACAAATACATCGACTACCTTCTCAGTGCATACCGCAGGCGATCCCTTTCAACTGGAGATCACAACTCGGACTGCTGGTGTAGTCGAAGACATAACAATCACCGAAGACATCGACATCACCTCCACTACTACATCCTTGTCGGTCTTCTCTCAATAGCTCCAGCATACGCTGAGGAGCCAAGAGTACAAAACACATCAAATCCTGTGGCTGCGGCTACGGGTAATGTCACTAATCAAGCCGTACAGTTTCAAAATAATGGTGCTCCTTCTAGGCAGTATTTTCATGGTAGTAATTCTTGTAATGGTCCTACGATGACTCTTAGCCCATTCATGATGGGTAATGAAGTAAGACCAGTAGATCCTGAAGGATATGTCAAGAATGCAAACTGGGGCGCACAAGTCAACTTCATGATTCCGCTAGATAGCGGGATGATCGAGCTGTGTAAGCAGATTGCTCGCCGGCATGAACAGAAGATGCGGCTTGACTACGAGTTAATACGGGCTACCAAATGCGCGGAGATCATGCAGAAGGGTTTTACCTTCCGTCCTGGTACACGTGTTGCACATATGTGTAGTGATCTGGTGCCCATAGTCTCACTAACAAATGAAAAAGAAAGCAACGGAGAACATGTTCAATGATCTCCATAACCTTGTAACTAAAGAGTTCCTTGCACGCATCAAGTCGGGTGAGGCTACTACGCAAGACCTCAAGGCAGCCTGTGATTGGCTTAAAGCTAATGATATTTCAGGTGTCGCCTTTGAAGGCAATCCACTCGACAAACTAGCCAATGTTATTCCAAAAGTAGACCCTGAGCTGGTCCAACGGAGGCTCTATGGCTCGAAACTATAAGAAAGAGTATGCACAGCGCTCGGAATACCTAAAGGCATACCGCCGAGCACATAAAGATAAAGATGCAGCACGTCATAGAGCACGTCGAAAACTAAAACCTGCAGCAGGCATGGAAGTCGATCACATAGACGGCAACGCCATGAATAACAACCGTAGCAACTTACGGATTGTTTCCCGCAAACAAAACAGGACTAAAGGTGCTGAAAAGACTAACTCAAAGCGTGCATGACTCCTCTTCTTCCAACTCCTGATTACTACTTACAAAACCTAATAAGCATGACATCCTCTGAAGCAACTCGCCTTTGGAGGCGAGCCGTTAAAGAACAGTTCGATAGCACATGCGTTTATTGTGGAAAATCTTATGACTTATCTCAGCTTACAATTGATCATGTTCGCCCTCGGTCTAGAGGTGGCGAAACAATTACAAGTAACTGCGTACCGGCCTGCCGGTGCTGTAATCAGGACAAAGGAAGTGAAGACTGGCTCCAGTGGATGAGAGCCAGATTTGGAATAACAGAACGAGAAAACCTTATTACTCAACACATTAACTAATGGCTAAGCGCAAAGGACTTATGGATGTTCTCTCCGACTATCGTCGCGAAGAGGCACAAAAACGGGAATACAAAGCAAAGAAAACTCCCGACTACTCGAAGAAAGCAGCTGGTACTAAGTCCAGCACCAAGAAAGCTTTCTCTGGTAAAGCACTGGGTGGTAGTGGTAAGAAAAAGAGCACTACTAACGTGGCATTTAGCAGTGGGTCTTTTATGAAGACCAAGCCTGCTGCTACTAAACCGAAGACTGCAACTAAGGCATCTACTAGCAAGCCCAAGCCCAAGCCCACACCTTCGGCGAAAAGCAACAACGACGGTACTTATGGAAAGCCGATGCCGTCTAACCCGGCTGTTGGTATCACCATGAAGCCACGTACGCGCCGTCCTGGTACTGGGCGCACTGGTCAGGCTGCTGCTCTTGCAGCTCGCCGCGATCAGAACAAACCCAAGAACGTACATAAGGAAACGATGACTGCTGCCGAACGTCGCGCAATGCGTCTTCGCTCACGTCGCGGTCGCTAACTAATCCACTCCAGTACAGATAACTAATCGGCTCGCTTCGGCGGGCCTTTTTTTAATGGCTAAAAAGAAACAAGCCGATGGGAACGGCTTATATGACCCACGGGATCTTGGCGTCGAATTAACAGTAGAGAATGCTCCGAAATCTCCCGTAGAAGCCAAGAAACAAAAACTGAATGTTTACTACGACGTTCAGAAGCAAGCCTTTGTCAAGATGCGGTATAAGGATCGTGCTTCCGTAAAACACGGAATGAAGTACGAAGCCGGCTTGCTAAGTAATTATCAAAACATGCGCTCACGCAACAACAGACAGCGGCGAGCAACTGTAAAAGGTAAGACCATCTCTGTACAGGAAAGGTACGACTGGTACCGGCGTAATCTCTACGAAAATCCCTGGCAGCGTGCACTACAAGATCATGCTGATGACGCACGCATCAGAGACGAGAAAGCAGCTGATTACCGTCGCAGAGGTGTGGCTTACGAACATCTCAGCCCTATCGCTGGTGATGAAGGAACGATGGGTGGGTTTGAACACCACCGCAACATCGAAGGTGCTGAGCCTTATTTAAACGGTAAGAAGTCAGACAAAGTAGCTTCTGCCTGGACTATGAGGCAAAACGGTGTACCTACTTCTCGTGCTTCTGCTATCCGAATGGATGCACATAAGGTACCTGTTCCTAAACACGATAGGTTTGCTTCTGTCTACAACGACATCGAGCAATTTGAGCGGCCTAAGTCTGCACTCAAAGATCAACTTAGGTTGAAAGCTAAATCTAAACTTGCACAGAACAGAGCTGCATCTGAAGCAGCAGAGAAGCTCAAGTTCGGAAAGTTTATGAGGAAGCTCGTATAGGCCCTAGAAGGCCTCTCAAATACCTCTTAAATACATATCCCTATGCAAGACGTTTTAAAGGCCTTGCAGGACGATTTCAAGCTGTTCTTACAAGCTCTGTGGGAGCAGCTTGACCTACCGAGTCCTACTCGTGCTCAATACTCAATTGCAGACTACCTACAGAACGGTCCTAAACGACTACAGATCCAAGCCTTCCGAGGAGTCGGCAAAAGCTGGATCACTGGTGCGTTCGTTCTCTGGACTCTGTTTAAAGACTCAGAAAAGAAGATCATGATTATCTCTGCCTCTAAAGAGAGAGCAGACAACATGAGTATCTTCCTTCAAAAGCTAATCATCGAAACTCCTTGGCTTAAACACTTACAACCTAAAGCAGAAGACTCAAGATGGAGCCGTATTTCCTTCGACGTGAATTGCAGTCCACACCAAGCGCCTTCCGTGAAGAGTGTGGGTATCACTGGCCAACTGACTGGTTCACGTGCAGACCTAATGATTCTGGACGACGTAGAAGTACCAGGCAACTCAATGACAGAACTGATGAGGGAAAAACTTCTTCAGTTGTGTACAGAGGCAGAATCTATCCTAACGCCCAAGCCAGATTCACGCATCCTTATCCTAGGCACACCTCAAACGACCTTTACTATCTATCGCAAACTAGCTGAACGTAACTACCGTCCTTTTGTTTGGCCTGCTAGATACCCACGTAACTCTAAGTTGTATGAGGGCCTGTTAGCTCCACAGCTACAAGAAGATATTGATAGAGGTGCAGAACCGTGGGAAGTAACTGACCCAGATCGCTTTGATAACGATGACTTACTTGAACGTGAAGCGTCTATGGGACGCAGCAACTTTATGTTGCAATTTATGGTCGACACCAGCCTCTCAGACGCGGAGAAATTCCCACTCAAGATGGCTGACCTTGTTGTTACCAGTGTCAATCCCTCTCTTGCTCCTGACAACATCGTCTGGTGCTCAGACCCAGCCAACGTCATTAAAGAACTCCCAACTGTCGGACTACCTGGAGATTATTTCTACAGTCCAATGCAGTTATCTGGAGAGTGGAGTCCTTACACAGAAACAATCTGCTCAGTTGACCCGTCGGGTAGAGGCACGGATGAGACAGCAGCGGCTTATCTCTCCCAACACAATGGTTTTCTGTTCTTGCATGAGGTGCGAGCTTACAGAGATGGATACTCTGACCAGACGCTATTGGACATTCTGAGAGGCTGCGGTAAGTACGGTGTAACCAAGCTTGTCGTAGAAACCAACTTCGGTGACGGCTTAGTAGCTGAACTATTTAAGAAACACCTAGTACAAACAAAACAATTAGTAGATGTAGAGGAAGTCCGTGCAAACGTACGCAAAGAGGATCGGATTATTGATGCTCTTGAGCCTGTTCTCAATCAACATCGCTTGGTCGTTGACAAAAAGGTCGTCGAATGGGATTTCAAATCAAACCCAGATGAAGCTCCCGAAAAACGACTCCTGTATATGCTCTTCTACCAGATGAGTCGTATGTGTAGAGAGAAGGGTGCAGTCAAACACGATGACAGGCTCGACTGCCTAGCCCAAGGCGTTAAGTACTTTACTGATGCTATGGCTATCTCTGCTCACGAACAGATCAAGCTTAAAAAGCAAGAAGAATGGCAAGACCTAATCGATTCTTGGTTAGATGATCCTGAAGCAGCAGCTTCACAAATGGCATTCGGAATGGATCTAAACACTAGAAAAAAGGCAAGAATGCTAGCTGGTAAAAAGACAGTGCCCACCTGGGTTTAGCTTGGTGTGGGCCTTATACAGGAGGAGGGAAGGGTGGACCCACCTTCTGTGAGAGGAGTCGTTGATCTAAAGACCAACACTCCTCTCCTATTACACAAGAAATGGCGTAGCCATTACTCAAGAAATTCTTATTCACATTCGCTACCCACATGGAATATAAGTATGAAGGTAATACTAATGATTGTAGTGTTACTTATAACCGTACTCACACTGGCCCTAACTTCTTTGTTGTCTACTACAAGAATGCAGCTCAGATTAGGTTTACTCCTAAAGAAGTAGGAAGAGTATTTGGAATAGCTAAGTTTACTCCCTGGGTTAATGCCGCAAGAGATTGGGCTAAAGAGATGGTAGCTAAGTATGAAAAGGGATCATCTGAATCATCCCTTAGTGATGATCAGGATGATACAGATACAACTACTAAGATGGTGATATGAGTAATGCTCTTATCTTCTTTCAAGTAGTAGTACTTAACTGTCTCTCTCCTTCTAATATCACCGGGTGTCTTGATTACAACCAGTGGTTACCACAATATGTCAACGACTATTGCCGTTTTCGCTTACATGAACCGTACTCAACTGAGAAAACATGGCTACAAGAAAACAGTTAGAAGAGGCTCTTCGTCTTGTTCGGGAAGTTAATGGTAGTCCTGACATCATTGCAGCCTTGTTGTCCGCTTTAGAACGTAAAACTGATGACGATGATGCAGATCGAGACTGATATTAATGGCATTAAGCTGTTGATGTACTCTGTAGAGCAAGCTTTGAGGGTATGGCCTGGTGGGAATCCCGGTCAACAGGTAGAACTGATGGAATTAAAGGTGTTTCTGCAAAGGTGTCTCCTTGAGCTCAGCATGGATTTTTGACAGAAATTTCTGAAGCCTTATATCGATACAGCCAGGCCGCGATTCACCCTCATAGGGCCTCACACGTCTGCTAGTCGTGCGAAAAACACTGGTATCACTAGCTTTTTGCTGCTTCATCTCGCCTGTCCGCTAGGCTCGCTCAATGTGAAGCGATCTGTTCGGCGGTTAACCTTTGGTTATGTATTGACCAATGATTGATAAGAACAATTAATAACCATTGGTATGACTAGCCTTTGACCATGTGATGTGACAGCTATTCAACTGACTACCGATCCACTACGGTATGCTGAGACCAGTATGTTTCTTTTGATGGTTGAGTATCTCGACTCTCCCTGAAAAGGGTGAGGAGAGTCTCGATCCTTCAACCAAGAAACAACTGAAGAGTCTGGCTAGTCGGTGGCGAACCGCTCCTAACCAGCAACAAACCAATCGAGAAATCGTCCACTTACAGCTCCGGTGCTCCTTCAGGACCTGTACCTTAGTGGACAAGCAACCAAATCACAGGGCTCGACAGAGCACAGCTGCTGAGGAACCAGCGGAATCACCAGAGGGCAAGACTGACCTGGGATGTGATGGGAATACACCTGACTCATCAACAGATGAGTGGTCAACACATGCCGTGAGCTAGCCAGCTAGCCATCCGAGTTCATGCCTTGGACACGGCCTTGCGTCTACAAGGACGCAACCTATTCACTAACGTATTGTTTATTACATGTTCAATCAAATCATTCTCAACCGTCACTCTGACGCTGTCTACAGCCTGTCAGTCAATGCCTTACTGGGCTGTGTCTTTGTTGAGTACAAATCTGGAGGTTATTACCTCTACAAGAATGTGAGTCGGCGAGCAATCGTCAACCTCATGATGAATCCCAACATGAGCTTGGGCTTCTGGGTTAATAGCAACTGCAAGGTTGCACGGACCAAGTGCTTTGGCTATGCCAACGCTGGCTCTGCTCCTTCCTACTGCTAATTAATACACTCAGGTATTAGTTGCACTCAGCCATCTCATTCGAGTTGGTTTTCTGCAGCTCATAGCTGCTGTTCACTTAACACACTCATTCAGATGCGTAAGCTTGAGAAAGCGATGAACCATGCCATTGAGTACGACAAGGACTCATGGCAGCTTGGTAACACAAAGGTGACCAAGGATGGTGACACTCACCGTGTATATCTGCACGGCAATGAGATTGCCAGACTTGGCGACACTATCTTTCAGATCAGACACGCTGGTTGGACTACTAGCACCACTAAGTCACGCTTAAATGCAATACTTAGTGAGCATGGAGCCGACGGTGATCACATCTATCAGAAAGATTATGTGTGGTACTTCCACAATGGTGTCGATAACACGGACACTGAGATGACTGATGAATGGATGGATCTTCCCATCTTTTGATTCACTAATCCACTAACGTACTTATCATCATGAGTTACTACATCAACCGACAGGAAGGCAGGTACCACGAGACCTGCGACGAATACCAATCACGTAGTGAGGCATACAAGATGCTCTATGAGTATCAGATCATGGATCATGGACGTGCTTGGTATTACGTATCAGAGAAAGCTCGCCCTAACTGGGACGACTGACTCTCTCCTTAATGCATTCCTATCCACTCAAGGATAGGTTGCATCTATGAGGGATTCAAACCTCAATTGTTCTTTGCTTGCAATTAAATGCGATACAACCCACGGACTGATCAAGCCATTGATATTGATGTGATTGCACAACAGTGCATGGACGCAGTGATTGCTGCGACTGGATCAAAGTTTAATCGTGATGATGAGTATCACGGTGCCATTAACTATGGCAATTCATTCCCTGAAGATTGGTATTGGATGGGTAACTGATGACTAAGTACGAAGTATTCATTACTAATCCAGACAAGGATGTAGTAGGTAAATCACTTGGTGTCGTTAAAGATATCAAGGATGCAGTACGCATTGCTGATTTCTACAGAGAGAAACTACCTCACGTTACTTGCACTTATCGGCCACTCACTATCAACTAATGAACACTACCACCGAAGTAACTTACACGGACGTAGAGGTGATGAACCTCATGCACTTTGAATGGGAGGATGAATTGTATATTGAATTGGATAGCATGGACTCTATCAAGGTGTCATGCAAACCTGATCGATACATTCAACTACTGCGCAATCTCTTGTGTTCTGGTAAACCAGTAATCACTGAGGATTCTGAGTGTCTCAAGAAACAATGTGAGATTAATCAACTCAAGGAGATCAAGAATAAGTTAAATAGCATGGCTATTCTTGAGGACTAAATATACACGTTACGACGCAATCGCGGAGACTAATGAATAAATACTATGTGATTTTGTCCAGCGGGCTCTACACAATTGAGGCCGCCGATGACGAGGACGCAGCATGGCTGGCCTCTGACTTGTCCAAGGACGTTGATAGCCCACTGCTCGATGTTGTCTCATTTAATGAAACCCAAAAAGCCCTATTTGCCTAACAACTGGCAACGATACAAGGACGCACCTGAAGAGGTGTTCAAGTCACTTAGTTTTGAAGAGTTTCACGACTGGAGAATCTGCTCGTGGGATATACCTGACTCAGTGTGTGCAATTGTCCGAGTACAAAACAAGGACACCATGAAAGTCAAAGAATATGTATATCGCACCATGAATGGTGTTGAGAAACGTGTTCACAAACTAATGGAAGATCCAGCTAACGAAATAACTATTTGCGATTCAGATGAAATCCACCTTATCCGACACGATGACTCCTTGCTTGACAATGACTGAAATCGAAGAGCTTTCACCTGAGGAATATTCCTATTTCCTCTCCTTTGGTGATCCATTGAAGCCCAACACGCTTGAACAGATGATCGATAACTTCTTGGAAGGTTACTGTATTTGAGAAGATATAGATAACCTGGCTTCACAAATGTTTATGTGCAAAGTCACAGCACAGAACTCAACAATATTGTGTAGTAAGGCATACAACCTGCACGCTGTCTGATACAACAATAGGTATATCTCTCATGAGGATCCAAGGTTGAAGCGCGTTCAAGTTCTCATGAGTGAGTCATGCCATCGCATCCTAAAGCAGGTCGCCGTACTTGAGGGTATGACGATGAGCGAGTTCATGTATCGATGTTCTCGTGCGTACATCCACAAAAAGGCAAATGAAGATAACCATTTTTTTACTATTCTTCAGTCAGAGGGAATGACACCGGATAATTAACCTGTTCTTCACCTTTTTTTTGTGACCATCTTCTACTTCAACGACTTCTACTTGGGCTGGGATCCCATTAGTTTCTTTAATGTATCTATCCACATAGGCAACCTTAGCCTAGAGTGGACGAGTCAACCATCTGAACATGGATCCACTCCGCTCTCAATGTACCGATGCGCAGATGGAACGACTGCTCAAAGCAATGGATCTGCTGAGGATTCTCGATAGAGAAATGCCAGCTCAGGTCACCTCTTGTTTCTTGTATGTGGCATCACATAAGAACTGCCACAAGCAAGCGATGGAGGAGTATCTGGACATATCCGCTGCTTCTGGATCACGTAACACTGACTGGCTTGGCAAACACCATCGACTAGGCAAGCCTGGACTTGAACTGATCCAGAAAGAGCAAGATCCAACCAACCGCCGCAGAGCTGTATTGAACCTGACCGATCGCGGTCAGCGTGTTGTAAAGCAACTTCGATCAATCCTCTATGACTGAACTACAAACGTACCAACAATGCGTTAGGTACATGTATGAGAACAATCCTGTATGGATTCCTCATCAAGGCAAGAAGATTTGGTGTCACTCAGATACCAAATGGTTCATGGAGATCATGAGCCCACGCTTTCCGATTGATTGCATCGATGACGGTGTGATTAAAAAGGTAGTGTCAGAGATGAAGAAGCAAGGTAAGTCCAACGGCACTTGCAACCGTGTCATCTCTACATCACAAAGCGTTCTTAACTACTGCTACGTGCGTAAGCAAATAGCAAAAGGACCTTGGAAACTTTCGCACAACAAGCTGCCTGAAACCAAAGGACGCATGGTGACCTATACGGTTGCTGATGCGCTCAAGATGGTCAAGACAGCCAAAGCCCATCGATTCCCTATGTGGAATGACATGGCTGATTTCATCAAAGCTTCTGCATTCACAGGATGCAGGCAGGGTGAACTTTTAGCGTTACGATGCGGCGACGTGTTGTTCGATTCCGGCAACCTACAAGTCTGGCAACCCAAGCCAAAGCAATACCGGATGCTGCCAATTGAGCGCAAGCTCGTGCTCCCAATCCTCCAAGAGAGGTGCAGGGACATGCCTGAAGGTGAATATGTCTTCGGCAATGATTGGCTTAACCGTGATCAAAACGCACGGGTATTCCGGGATGTACGAGACCTAGCTTTTGGAGATGAGAAGCGTTATCCGCTTCACGTCCTGCGCAATTGTTTCGTCTCTGTGCTCGCTAAGTTGGGTTATTCAGCTGTTGATATTTGCCGCATCATGGGTCACTCTTCAATCGCTGTTACTGAGCGCTACATGGTTGCTTACAGCAACGTGCAGCATCAGATGATCGCTGATTTGTCAAGCCTTCTCGAAAACGAGTGGGACGAGTGACCTGATGAGATACCATTTTTCCACCAGCGCCGTGAGATTTGACTCACGTGTCTCGCTGAAACACCAGCGGATGTGGTGGAATTGGTAGACACGCACGTTTGAGGGACGCGCTGTTCTCACGTGCACAGACGGATAGGTCAGGGAGAAATCCTTGACCTTCCTTTCATACCAACGGATCCACTAACGTACACATTAAAAAGAAAAAACGTGTGCGTCTTTGTAAACAATTACAACTGCGAGGTCTACCTATTTGGCAACACCTGACCAGATCAAGGAACAGGTCCAACTGGAACGCGATGCCATTGCTCAAGGCATCAAGAAACTGAAAGACAACACCAAGGCGCTCGAAGAAAAGAGTTATGCCTCGGCTTCTGTGTATGGCAGCGCCAGCATTGATGTTCTCATTCCCAAGCTGGTCGAAAGAATTAAGGACACCAACCTAAGAATCAAGAAAGGGCAGACAGGTGCAGCGTTCAAGGAGATTCGTCAATACTTATCTGACGTGGAACCTGAAGCAGCAGCCTGTATTGCTTCGAAGGTGACCTTTGACAAGGTGTTCTCTGTAAAAGATGACAGCAACACCATCCAAAATGTCACTGCTGCTATTGGCCATGCGATTGAAGATGAGTGCCAGATGCGGCACTACGAAAGAACAGCGCCTGGCTTGTTGAACACAATTATCAAGAACTACAGCCATAACTCACAAGGCACTGCTCAAAAGCTCACAGTGATTAAAACACTGATGAATCGCTATGAAGTTGAGGAGTGGAAATCTTGGGGCCAACCAAATCGAATACGACTAGGTGGTTGGTTATTAGATTGCATTATTGAGGTTACACATTGGTTTACGGTAGAGCTAGCACGTGAAGGAAGGAAGACTAAGAACTACATAGTCGCCACGCCTGAGTTCATGGCTGTGAAAGATCAGCTGATGTACAACGCTGAGTTGTTTGCACCGCTTGCTTGGCCAATGCTGATTGAGCCAAATGACTGGACCAATGAGCGTGCTGGTGGCTACATCCTAAACGAGGTAATGCGAGGCCACGACTTGGTTCGGCGTGGTGTGGGCCTTATACAGGGAGAAACACCGCTGGCCTTTCTGAACGAACTTCAGAAGGTGGCGTACCGTCTGAATCCCACCGTGGTTTCGGTAGCTGAGGAGCTTCAAGAACGAGGTATCTCAGTCGGCAAGTTTCTCCCAATCATCGACTATCCTCTGCCGCCCAAACCTGTTGACATTGCAGAGAACTTTGAGTCTCGCAAGGCATACAGGAGAGCAGCGGCTGAGGTGATGAATAGGAATGCTCAATCTTTCAAGAAATCCTGTAGAACCAGGATGACAATGGAAGCAGTAGAGAGATTTAAGAATCGGGAACGGTTCTTTATTCCATGGTCGTTTGACTACCGTGGTCGGATCTACCCAATCCCTGCATTCCTAACACCGCAAGATACTGACTTTGGTAAGAGTTTGCTTCAGTTCGCTGATGCTGCTTACCTAACAGATGAATGTGAGAAATGGCTAGCTTTTCAGGTCGCAACCACCTATGGACGCGACAAGGATAGCTGGGATGAACGACAGCAGTGGGTTATTGATAACAGGCAGCTGATCGAGAATGTCGGAAAAGATCCGTTACGATTTCTTCCTGACTGGGAATCTGCTGACGAACCTTGGCAGTTCATGGCTGCATGTGATGAATATTATCACTGCATAATTGCTAGAGATCGTGATTGGACTAGAAGCTTTATTGCTACAGACGCAAGTTGCTCAGGACTCCAAATCCTGGCAGGGCTCGCCAAGGATCGAAACACAGCAAAGCTCGTTAATGTTCTACCAAGCGATCGTCCGCAAGATGCCTATAAGGTTGTAGCTGAAGAAGCTAAACCGAGCTGTCCAGAGTTAATCCGTCCACATATGGATAGGAAGACCACGAAAAGGACAGTGATGACGGTTCCTTATAACGCTAAACCTTTCTCTAATCGTGGCTACATACGTGAAGCCTTGAAAGAGAAAGATGTAGAGATAGAGAAAGAGGATCTAACAGACACAGTTAAAGCGGTACGGAATGCCATGGATGTTGTCGTACCAGGACCAATGGCTGTAATGAAGTGGATCGAGAAAGAGGTAGCTCAAGCGATTAAGTCTGGTAAAGAGTTCCTAGAGTGGGTCACACCATCTGGGTTTGTCGTACACCAGAAGTTTAATAAGAAGGAGATTGAACGTATCTCTCTCCATCTTCTTGGGCGTAGGGATCTAAGCGTAGCAACCGAAGATAGTGATGAAGTTGATATCAAACACCATAAGAACGCTACAGCTCCCAATCTTATCCATTCACTAGATGCCTCAATCCTCGCACTGGCTGCAACAAGCTTTCAATATCCGCTGGCCGTCATACACGATTCGGTTATATGCCGTGCTACTGACATGGATAACCTATCGAAAGTTGTTCGAGAAGCGTACGTTGATATCTTCGCTAAACGCGAATACTTAAAAGAGTGGGCAGCACAGATTGGTGCTGTCTCAGAACCACCGATCATCGGAGATCTGAACCCAGAATCCGTGATTGAATCCACCTATTTCTTTTGTTAATTACAATGCGAACCAATCCAAACCGTTTCCCTAAAACTGCAACACTTAAATTCATGCTTGAGTATGACGCTCAAGAAGATTGTCTGAAGTGGAAGCACCGTTGGCAGCCTGGTGAATACGGCTACGAATACAGCACACCTAAGCCTAAAAAATACGGTAAGCGAGCAGATAAAGGAGGCTCGGTAGACTTTGGCTATGAATCCTATTCAGCGAAGAAAATCATCGCTGCATTGACTAAATAATTAAACCACCTAATGGCACGAAACATTTTTAAGACCGAACAGCCTGTACTCCTTGATGGATTCCAAGCTGTGATGAAGCCCTCTAAGTATGGCTATTCCTTGTCTGCAATTGTCGATCAAGCAATGGTCGATAACTTGGAGGCTGATCGAGTTGAGTCCCTGAAGTGGGCTGAATCGAAACTGAAAAATCCTAAGCGTAGTCTTCTCAAGCCTGAGCCTTGGGAAGAAGTTAGTGAAGGTAAGTATAAAGTCAAGTTCTCTTGGAATGAGAGTGATCGCCCTGGTGTTGTAGACACAGTGGGTACTCCTGTCACTGATGAGAGCACTCCTCTGTACTCTGGTGCAACCGTAAAGCTGGCTCTCTATCAGAAGCCCTACATCCTGAAGGATGGTGTTACCTACGGTACATCTCTCAAGCTTGCAGGTGTGCAAGTTATCTCCCTCAATACTGAGGCTGGTGTCGATAGCGGTGACCTGTCTATCGAAGATGTAGCAGCAATGTTTGGTTCTACCAAAGGATACAAAGCTGCTGAACCCAATGTCGATGCAGCGCCTAGCAGCTTGGAAGACGAAGACTTCTGAGAGTACAACGACTTCGACGAACTATACGATCACTGGATTAGAAAAACCTACGCAAATGACTTCTGATTTTCAATACACCGTCGCTAAAGACGAGGTAACTGGTGTCTTTAAGGCAACCTTGGATGTGCAACTGCCTCCTATTTGTGTCACCCGCTATAAGGCTGACAAAAATGATTTCAAGTATGAGATGCAGCGAGCAGTAACTGAGGTTGTTGAAGCCATCATTGAGAAGCAACTGGATGACTGATGAAGTTCAGATCCAAGCTCGAAGCGCGGATTGCTGAGCTCTTCGAAACACTTGGAGTTATCTATGAGTATGAGTCTACAAAGGTTCCCTATGTAATCCAACATAATTACACGCCTGACTTCTGCCTTGCTAACGGCATCTACCTAGAAGCAAAAGGCTATTGGGATCCAGAGAGTAGGCGCAAGATGCTTGCAGTAAAGAAGGCTAATCCTGAGCTTGATATCAGGATGGTCTTCCAATCTCCATATAACACAATAAGCAAAAAATCTAAGACTACTTACGCAAAATTCTGCGAACGCCACGAAATCCCATGGACAACATTCACGGAAATTCCCGTGGAGTGGCTGACATAAGTGAGTTCATTAGGCATGAGCCGTGTGATCAGTGTGGCTCATCTGATGCCAAGAGTATCTATACAGATCATGCCTATTGCTTCTCCTGTCACACATATTTCCCACCCGAAGGAGAACAACCAAGAGTGACTGCTCACATAGCACTCAAAGGAGAGGCACGCAAACTACCTAAGCGTGGTCTCTCAGAAAAGACTTGTCAAAAGTACAAGATCTATAGGGATGGAGACACACTCCGTCACTACTACCACTCGAAAGATGGTGCCTTGCTGGGATGCAAGGTCAAGTCAAAGGACAAAACCTTTTGGTATGAAGGAGAATCCGATGGAAGCTTTTTCGGCCAGCATCTATGGCCTAGTACAGGAAAACGAATCGTCATCACTGAAGGTGAACTCGATGCCGCTTCCTACTCACAGGTTCAACCCACGTGGCCTGTTGTTAGTCTCCCTTCGGGTGCTGCGTCTGCCAAGAAAGCTGTTCAGAATAATCTAGAACTTCTGCAGGGCTACGAGGAAATCATCCTCTTTTTCGATAACGATGAGCCCGGTCAGAAGGCTGCCGAAGAGGCTGCCGCAGTCCTACCACCTGGAAAGGTGCGAATCGCCCGTATGGAGGCGTATAAGGATGCCTCAGAGGCTTTACAAGCTAACGATATAGAGGCTATCAGCCGAGCTATTTGGGATGCAAAAGATTACAGACCAGATGGGATCGTTGATGCCAAGACACTACTCAGTTTAGTTACACAACCCACACCACCTGCTGATCATGAATATCCATTTTCAGGACTCAACAGAAAGCTTCACGGGATCAGGTATGGAGAGCTTACAACGATTACTGCTGGAAGCGGGATCGGGAAGTCTTCCTTTTGCCGTCAACTCGCAACTCACCTTCTCAGTCTCGGAGAATCAGTTGGTTACGTGGCGCTTGAAGAATCCAACCATCGTACGGCTCTCGGACTCATGGCCGCACACCTCGGACACCCTTACCACCTAGGAAATCATGAACGATCTGATCTCACCGAAGCGTATAACAATACTCTTGCTAAGTGGAATCTCTTTCTTTTTGATGGCTTCGGTTCTTACGATCCCGATGTTATCTACAACCGAATTGAATATCTTGCTTGCGGGCTAGATACAAAGATTGTATTCCTAGATCACCTCTCCATTCTGCTGAGTGGATTGGATGGTGATGAGAGAAAGACCATTGATAAGACGATGACTCGCTTGCGTGCTCTTACTGAGCGCACAGGCATTGCTTTGTTTCTTGTCTCTCACCTAAGGCGTACACAAACAGATCAGAACCACGAGGAGGGAGCACGTGTCACGTTGGGACAGTTACGTGGCTCAGCTGCAATTGCTCAGCTCTCAGATTCAGTCATCGCATTGGAGCGAAATCAACAGGACGGATCTGAACACGCTGATACAACTGTGCGAGTCCTTAAAAATAGATATTCAGGCGAAACAGGCATCGCGTGCCGCCTCTCATATGACCTAAGTAAATGTCAATTTATTGAAAATGAAGCTGAAGAAGAGTTCGATCCAACAACCGATTTTTGATCCTAATGGTGAGCGTGCAGGTTGGGGCGAGAAGTTTCTAACTTATGAAGAACGTCTGAACCGGCCAACACCACCATCACCACAAGCCGTGAAACGTGCACGGTTTAGAGATAAGACCTTTGTATGGGTACATAAATGAATTTAGAAGATGCACTGCAGCTATTCATGAAACGAATAGACATCATTGTCTCCATGGAAATGGGAGGCAAGCTACCTACTAAGACTGCATACAAGGAAGTCAAAGAAGAAGTCCGTAAGTTAAAGAAACACAAGAAACAGATTCACCATGAAAAAGTTGCTGCTCAGCTTGACAGTGCTTATGACGCTGCTCATCGGCTGTAGTTCAAACATTACTGATACCAGTGAGTTTGAATCTAATCTCGACAATATTCTTGCAGAACCTTACAACCCAAGTGAAGGTTCTGAATACTAATGCTCATCTTCGATATCGAAACGGATGGTTTATACCGTGATGTTTCCACAATCCACTGCGTCGTCATTCATGATACGGAAGATCAATCAACGATTCGATATAACGACAAGGGAAATCATGAACCGATTTCCTCTGCTGTCACGCGCTTGGAAGGTGCGGATTGTATATCCGGCCATAATGTCATCAATTACGACATTCCAGTTATCAAGAAGTTCTATAGCTTCTTTGAGCCTACTGGTACCGTTGTCGATACTTTATTGCTTAGCCGTCTATACCATCCCAACCTTCTTGAAATAGACAAGAAGCATAACTGGAAGCATATGCCTTTGCAGCTGTATGGCCGCCACTCCTTGGAGGCATATGGATATCGAGTAGGTGAGTACAAAGGATCATTCTCCAAGAGCACAGATTGGAAAGAATGGTCGCAAGAAATGGAAGATTACTGTGCACAAGACGTTACTGTTACCACCAAATTATGCGATCACTTCCAGCCTTACCTGAATGGGTCACGCTAGAACATCAGGTCGCGCAGATACTTACAGAACAGGAGATTCATGGATGGTATTTCTCTGAGCGATGTGGGCGAGAACTTGAGCTATCTCTCAGACGAGAGCTTCTCGATCTTACTCAAGTACTTCAGGCAAGGTTCCCTTACGTCCCAGGAGCAGAGTTTACTCCGAGACGAAATAACCGAACTTCAGGATATGTGGAAGGAGCTACATTTCAAAGACTAAAAGAATTTAACCCTGCATCTAGAGATCATATAGCATGGATCCTGACGAACTACGACAACTTCGAGAGTCATTCGACTACATCGACTTCTGGGAAAACGAAGATCGACGAACCGATTTTGAAGAGCCATGGAACTGGGCTTTCCCTACAGTTCTTGAGGATCTTGGAGATTACGAAGCTCCTTGGGATGATATCGGAAGGCGCCAACGCATGGCTGAAGCTATGTACGAGTGCTAAACGTATTCATCACCACTGTTCCGTAGCTACTGCGACTCATAGAGCAGCCCACCGGTCACCAAATTTAGCCCAAGTACCTAGTGACGAACGAGTACGAAAATTATTTATGGCGTCTCCGGGTCAAGTTATGGTCGGCGCTGATCTTGCTGGCATTGAGCTTCGGATGCTTGCTCACTATCTTGCCCGTTACGACGGTGGGAGATACGGAGAAATCCTCCTCAACGGTGACATTCACCAAGTTAATGCTGATGCCATTGGTGTAGATAGAAAGACCGTCAAAGGAATTTCCTATTGTTTCATCTATGGAGGAGGCGATGTTAAATTAGGCCTAACTTATGATAAGCAGCTTACAACCACCCACGCTAAACAAAAAGGCGCTGAAATTAGAGCAGCGTTTGTTAGTGCAATTCCTGGACTTTCTGATTTACTTGATGCGATTAAAGGTGCGAGCAATCGTGGCTATATCAAGTCGATTGACGGACGCAAGATCATCCTTGATTCGCCGCATAAAGCACTCAACTACTTATTACAATCGGGAGCAGGCGTTGTTGCGAAGCGATGGATGGTTTTAGCCCATGAAAATCCATTTTGCTGTAGCCAACTAGCGTTTATACATGACGAACTCCAATACGAATGTTCACCCGAACATGCAGAAGATCTACGATTTCATTTGGAATGGAGCGCAGTCAGAGCAGGAGAATATTACGGACTCAGAGTTCCTATTGCTGCTGAAGGAAAGATCGGTGATAACTGGGCCGATGTACATTAATGAAACTACTGATTGACGCGGACTATATCGTTTATAAGTCCTGCGCAGGATCTGAGTCAGAGATAAATTGGGGCGATGATGTAATCATGGTCGTCAGCAAGTTCTCTGAAGCACTCAAATTTACAACTAAAGAACTAAAGAAAATTGAAGCCCAATTCCCTTGGGCTAGCGACACTATCCTATTTTTCAGTGACTCTGTAAATTTTAGGAAAAAAATTTCTCCCGATTACAAGGGACATCGAAATAGAAAGAAGCCTTGTGGCTATAGACGTGTCATACAGGAACTAGAGAAAAGCTACGAGGTAATTCGTATGCCACAGCTAGAAGCTGATGATGCGCTCGGGATTTATGCAACCTTGCATGAAGGCAACGTGATTGTGTCTCCCGACAAAGACATGAGGCAAATACCTGGAAAGTTATATGACTTGGATACTGTCACGGACATCACACCTGAGGAAGGAGAACAGTGGCACTACATCCAAACACTTTCTGGCGACCAAACAGATGGCTATTCAGGTGTACCTGGGATTGGTGTTAAGCGTGCTGCTGCATTGTTTGATACTGAAGGGTACTCCTGGTCAACTGTAGTCAAAGCTTTTGCAGAGAAGGATCTTGATGAGGAGATTGCTCTGAAGAATGCACGACTAGCAAAGATCCTTACCTGTAGAGAGTATGACCTCGGACAACACGAACCAATCTTATGGACTCCCTCCGATGCCAGTAACTGAGCCCACCATGGAGCAAAGTTTTCAGCTGCGTAGGTTGCAAGACCTTCTACCAGAGGCAAATAAAGAGGACATCATTACTGTTCTCATGGCTCTGCAGCGACAGAACTTTGCCCTAACTAATACCGTAAAGCAACTGCTAAAAGAATGGCCAATTCACCCACCTACTACCGACGCGGATCCATCGAAGTATGGGACTTTATTCGTGATCAAGAACTACCCTACCACCTAGGTAATGCAGTCAAGTATATCTGCCGAGCTGGTTTCAAAGATAACTACGTTGAAGACCTAGAGAAAGCTATTCACTATCTACAAAACGAACTGGAATATGTCACTACTGTCGAATCAAGCTATCGAGTTCCGCTCAGCGTACGGGATCCAAAACCATTTGAGTGGGAGATCACGGCAGAAGAATTTGATCGTTGAGGAATTTAAAGAGTTCCTAGAGGCAGATGCCAACATGATTCTCATGCACCCTCAAGATCGTGAGGCGTGTCTGAAAGAACTTGCCGACCTTGTTTATGTGTGTGCTCAGTACGCTGAGAACATGGACTGGGATCTTGAGCAAGCCCTCCGCCGTGTTCACCGAAGCAATATGTCAAAGCTAGGTGAAGATGGTAAGCCTATTAAAAGAGAAGATGGAAAAGTCCTGAAAGGACCTAACTATCAACCACCCGATTTGTCTGACTTAGTTTAATGGTTAATCTTATCTCTCGCACTGGACGAGTGCAGTCCTGGATGGACGATCCCACCTCACGTTTACCTGTTTCATGCACTGTCTTTGTTGTGGAAGATAGTATGGAAGGTAGTGATGGTATTGAAGCCAGCTGGCGCTTTGTATCCCATGCTTTGAGGCATGGAGCAGGCGTAGCTGTGCACCTATCAAACCTCCGACCAAAAGGTACGGTGACAACAAAAGGAAACGATGAACTGGTAGCCAGTGGCCCTGTTTCCTTCGGTAAAATCTACTCTACGTTGAATGAAATCCTGCGTAGAGGCGGAACCTATCGGAATGGTGCTTGCGTTTTGCACCTCGACATTGACCACCCTGATTCACTTGAATTTATTCAAACTCCACGACATGAACTGCCTTGGGTCAAACGCTGTATCAATCTCACTGAAGAATCCTGGGAAGAATACCCACACAAAGAAGAACTCTTACAAGGGATTCGGAAAGGAGACATCTGGCTGAATAAAATCAGGTATGACAAAGATGGAAAACGAATCAGAGGAAACGTATGCCTGGAGGTATATCTGCCCTCACGCGGAACATGCTTGCTCCAACACGTTAATCTCGCTTCCTGCAACGCGGACGACATCCCTTACGCTTTCGTTAACGGTATGTCAGAACTGTGCGCTCTCCATCCAACAACAGGTGTCGGCGCAAGTGGAGAATATCTTGATCCATCAATCGACAAACAAGTCGGATTGGGAGTCTTAGGGCTTGCCAATCTTTTGCGTCGGTATGACGTTACTTATGAGCAATTCGGTAAGGCATTAGAACATGTTAATACTGAACGTGTTGATAACAGTCCTGCTAGTGTTCTTGCTAATCAGATGCGAGCAGGAATTGAACAAGCTGCGGAAGTAGCTAGGAGTCACAAGATGGTGCGAGCTTTTGCTATCGCTCCTACTGCCTCTTGTAGCTACCGCAGCACTGATCTCGATGGGTACACAGCCTGTCCTGAGATCGCACCACCCATCGGACGCACGGTTGATCGCGATAGCGGTACCTTCGGTGTCCAAACCTTTGACTATGGCGATGTAGAGATTGCCAGTGAAGTTGGTTGGGAGAACTACAAACGAGTAGCCGACCAGCTCATGATTATGCTTGACAAAACAGGACTTCTTCACGGATACAGCTTCAACTCTTGGAGTGATGTTGTGACCTATGACAATGCGTTCATTGAAGAGTGGCTTAAGTCTCCTCAAACAAGCTTGTATTACTCGCTCCAAGTGATGGGTGACGTGCAAGACAAGAGTGATGCATACGCTGCACTCGAACAGTCTGATGTAGACGATTACCTTTCACATTTGCTGGAGACTAAAGAACCTCAATGTGATTGCGCAGAATGACTCCTTATGACAAACTTATTGCGCGTAAGCGTAAGTGGACGCCAGTTCAAACTACAGCTGGCAAACTGAAAGAAGGCGCGGAAGAGACAGTCTTCCGTGCACTTGCCCTTAGGAATCTTGAGCTACCAGTAGGTGGATTTATCACTGCTGGTCTTAAGGGCGAAGTACCTGAAGCAGCTCAAGAAATCCTATTAATGAACGTACTAGATGAGGAAAACCATGACAGAGCACTTGGTTATGCAGCACGAGCGATCGGTACTGATTCAAAAGCTGAAGCGGAAGCAGATGCTCTTAGACAAGCTTGGGAAGATCACCCGGACCATACCGTATGCAAAGCAATGGTATTGGAGAGAAGCATCTTCTTTGTCCTCCTCCCGTTCTTTCGCTTCTGCGGAGACGCTGGACTGAGGACAATTTCCGCAGATATCAGCCGAGATGAACAAATTCACGTTGCCACGAACACTTTGGTGTGCAAAGAACTAGGCATCGATTACTCTCCGTCGCTCGATAAGTTGCGTAAGGCAACTATCTCTTGGGTTATGCAACCGCTCAAAGAACATAACACCGATAGATTTTTAAGTAAAAAATTTTGGATGGATTCCAGCGATCGTCTGATGTATGAAGGCAAAGCGCCTGAACTTTCTCAGACACGATCAGCTCGTATGCCATCGTTCTTTGAGCACAGCAATGTAAACCTCCCACAATATGCATGAAGTCAAACTGATTGAGGCTTTTGGGATTCAAGCCCATGCAATTATCAATGAGTTAGATGAATTGTTCCCACCCACAAACCCTGGTCCTGGCGACACGATCTCTACGATTATGTATAGGTCTGGTCAGCGATCAGTTATTGAATGGATACACAATCGTCTTAAGGAAGAATAACTATGTGTGGACGACGCCGCCGCCGCCGCAGGCCACCACCGCCTCCGCCGCCGCAGCAACCTCAATATCAAGCACCTCCACCGCCGCCTCCTCCGCCTCCAGCACCTGCACCTCCACCGCCTCCACGGCGTGTAGAGAACTTGGTTACTGATGAAGGTGGTACAACCTTTAAGCCTGGCAAGAAGCGTAAGAAAGATCGTGGACAACTAGCTAAAGGTAGTGGTCAGCTTCGGATCCCTAGGACTGGTACAAACCTGTCCGGTGGAACCGGTGGCGGTACCGGAGTTGCTACCTAATGAAAGCAAGAGAGCGGTACCAACAATTACGTGGCAACAGATCTCAGTTCCTGGATGTTGCTAAAGAATGTAGCCGTCTCACTCTTCCGTACTTAATCCATGATGATGAGGATTCACGTCAGAGCCATCGTGTTCTGAAGACTCCTTGGCAATCCGTTGGAGCAAAGGCAGTGACTAACCTTGCATCTAAATTGATGCTTGCGTTGCTGCCTCCACAAACATCATTCTTCAAGCTGCAAGTCAGAGATGACAAGCTTGGAGAGATGTTTGATCCACAAGTTAAGTCGGAATTGGAATTGTCATTCTCTAAGATTGAGAGAATGATTATGGATCATATCAATGCCTCTAGTGATCGAGTAGTTGTACACCAAGCAGTCAAGAATTTGATTGTTGCTGGTAATGCACTACTGTTCTACGGCAAGACTGGTCTGAAGCATTTCCCTCTCAACCGATACGTGCTTAATCGCGACGGTGATGGGAATGTACTTGAGATTGTTACTAAGGAACTTATAAGCCGAAAGGTACTGGGTCGTGATCTGCCCTTGCCTCCTGTCAATCGCCCTGGCGATGAAGGACCTAACTCAGGATCACCGGATGATGACGTTGAGGTGTACACCTACGTCAAATTGGATGAGGAAAGTGGGCGCTGGACCTGGCATCAGGAAGTATTCGGAATGATTATTCCTAACAGCCGTAGCACAGCTCCTAAGAACACCTCTCCATGGTTACCTCTCCGCTTCAATACTGTTGACGGTGAGGATTACGGTCGTGGCAGAGTCGAAGAGTTTCTAGGTGATCTCAAATCCCTAGAGGCACTGTCTCAAGCACTGGTAGAAGGCTCAGC